CATAATCTTCCGGTATGCCGAAAGACATTTTACAAAACGTAATGATTGCACGCTTTATAAGTTCGTCCACATCGTCCGTACTTTCGATTCCGGCAATGCCCAGGTCTAACTTGGCCGCTACAATTAGGCTTTCCAGTTCGCTATTAAAAGCGTCTGTTTTGATTCTTAACGCCGTTTTAACATCATCTAATATCATTACATCACCACTTTGTTTTACTCGCTCTTTGAAGCGGTTTTGCGCTTTGGAGCGGGTTTCTTCTTTGCCGGTTTCGCCTCGGGTTTGTCCTCGACCGCTACGGCAGATTTAAAAGCGAAAAGCCTAGAGGCTTCCTTTTCGGAAACCTCTAGAACCGTACCTTTTGCGAAACGAACCGCCGTATCAATGGTCAGTTTGACCAACATTAAGCGGATACCTTTGCAAAGAAGTTATTGCCTACTACGCCAATAGCGGCCGGCTGTCTTCCAAGGATGTTAACCAGGTCGGACTTCATATCTGTCTTATCGTCAAACTTGAACTCGACCGCGTCACCCTTCGGCAGATTCTCCATAACACCATACAGGTCACCAATGATCGGTGCGGTTACGGTGTCATTAAACAGAACCTCCAGGCCGTCAAACGGATCAACGGCGTAGCTTGCCTGCATCTGGAGTCCCCTATAGGTCGCGTACTGTGCCGGCGTAATGATAATAACCAGATCTTCAGCAGCGGAAGACAGGAGCGCGCGTGCGTCAATGAAATCTGTGATTGCGCCCGCCGCGGAACCGGTTTTCGCAACGGCCGGAGCGGTTGCAGTTGCCGTTGCCGGAGCAGCCAGGATAGCCGCTACAACTGCGTTTTCTCTTGCCTTAATAATTCCTCTTGCGACTTCATCGTATACATAACGCAGATATGCTTCGCCGCTCATGGAATCCAGGGCTTCATCAGAGATAGCAACCCACTTCTTATAGGTCTTCGGAACCAGTTTAACGATTCCAAGCGTAAGAGCCTCTTCTGCCTGTGCCGCGCCGCCCTCGGTGTGTACGGTTGCGGCCGGTGCGGAGATCTCAAAACCAACCTCAACGTTTCCGGCGGCGTTCATTCTGCGAACGCGGTTAAGGATCTTGGACTCTTTAAGCCTTTCCGCTACGATCTCGGCAACGAACGTAGGAACGGCAACCTTTCCGCCCGTTACGTTCTCGGTCAGAAGTGCGCGGCACTCTGTATCATCGCCGGTCTTGGTATATCTTGCGAACGCTTCAATGTATTCCGGTGTGTTTCTAACTTCCACTTTGTGTACCTCTTCTCTTTCTTCAACGATTTTTCCCGCGCCCTTAATAACGTCTTCAACAGCGGCGCGTTCCTCTGCTGCGGCATTTTCGGCCGTCTCGATTTCCGCCACCAATCCGGCGCGCTCTTCTGTCAGACTTTCAGTTCTAGCTTCTAACTCGGACACGTTCGCGTCCGGGTCATCCGCTGCCGTTCTGACTTCTGCGAGTTCGCCGTCAATGGCTTCAATTCTGCTTCTCATTTCATCGATAGTCATTTAGCCTATCACCTCGCTAATTTTGTTCTTCAGCATTTCGCGCCGCTCGGAATCTCTCCGTTCCGCCTCCTCCGCTGCAAGTCGCTCCGCCGCAGCAGCCTTTTCCATTTCAATCGCTCCGTTGAAATAGTCGCGTACGCTTAATGATGTGTTAGGATTCGCCGGAAAAGACACCGGCGAAACATCAAACACCTTATCAATGTGTTCAATGATTCTTGTATGCGTGTCCGGGTCGTAACGGTCCCCACCGTCAGCAACCCGGAAAGCAAACGACATTTGCGGATAATTCCCCGCGGCCAGTTCTTCATAGATCCCGCGGGAGCGTTCCGTTCTGGAAAGGTCCGTTACGCTTTTAAGGCCGTGTTCATCCGGCCCAACCGAAACGGTACCCGCCGAACTTCTTGCGTATACCGGGCCGGTATGGTCAACCCGGAAAACAACGTCTGACAAATCCGCATTGTCAAACGCGGTCCGTTCTATTCGTTCTTTATAATCAACGCCGTCAACGGTTAAAAGCGTGTAAGTATCAAACGTTGACGCATAGCCCTCAACGATATACTGTTTTTCGTCGTTGTCCCGATTCAGAACAACAAAATCCATGTTTCTATATTCGCGTTCATTCATTGCCATTTTCGCCCCCTATTTCGTCAGCGTTTTTATACTCCCCGCGAATCGTCCGAATGTCTCCGCCCTCGACCGGCGGAAGATTGAACACTTCGCGCGCCTCGTTAATCGAAAAAATACCGCGGTCCGTAAGCTGTGCGGCAACTTGCAGTTTGTCGGCATTGCTCAAATACTGAAGCCGGTTGGAGGTAAGCATTAACTTATTGCCGTATGAGCGTTCCGTTTCGGTAAACATTGCCCGTGTCATGGCTTCGGAGAACTGGACGGCGAACACCTCAACGAACCCTTCATAGAATGCGCTCCAAGCGTCACCGTACGCTTTGTTCTGCAAAATGTCTTCATTAACACCGAAATAGTTGTATACGCTTGTACGGATCTGCTCTAACTGCGCCTGGTCAACTGTATACGGTGCCTGATTGTATTGATGGATGTTTGCGTATGTGTTCGGGAATAGCAACATGCCGCCGTTTTCGGCCTGGAAGTGTTCGCGGTTAAATCGTTCTTCTTCGTTCCGAATATCCGCCGACTTTGCAAAATTGCCCATCTGCGCCCAAAAACGGAATGTCGCACCGTTCTTAATAGCTTCTTCTATGCCCTGTTCGTTAAGGTCTAACAGCTTCAGTGTAGGCTTCAAGGCGTTATTGTTTTCGCCAAAGAAATCTGACTTGTACTGGAACTGTGTCAAAATCGAACATTCCGAAGCGCGGGCCGCTCCAATCTCACCGTAGGTAAAACGGTAACGCACCCACGGCTCCCCCTTGTAATCGACAATTTCGCACTGGTGCGGGAGAACGGTATAATAGCCCGTAATGTACATGTCGTTATCGCGAACCGGCACAATAAACGCACTGTTATGAATGTCAAGAATCGTACTAGTACGTGCCAGAAATTGCGGCCAGTTCTGCCATTCGTTCGGCCCTTGCAGCATACGCCTAACCAGTTTCGGTTTAGCTTCGCCGTTAATCTCGACTTTTAACTTGCTGATATGTCGCGCCCTGGCATTGATCGCGGACCGGATTAGTTCGGATTCGTAAATTGACCCTTGCCAACTTCTAAAAACAGGTCTGTAGGTTGTGAACGTCTTGAAAAAACTGTTCGCGTCCTTTAGAACCTGTTCCTGTTCCCTGTTTTTGTCCGGTCTAAATACCTTGTCAAAAAGACCCATAAATTAAACCTCGTTTGCCAATTGTCCGCCGATTTCGGCGTACCACTTTTGACGCACCGTTAAAGCATCTAACAACGCCGCCATTCCATCAATATGGGCCGATGGTCTTACTTTGACCAACTTTCCACGGCCGCGTTCGTTGTTCATCTTAACGGCAGAATCTAAAAAATGTATTTTGAGTAAATCGTTGTCCCCTATTTTTAATCGACCGTCTTTAATGATTCCTTCGGCTTCCTGTATAACGGGCCATAAATTATCGCCCTGATATACATCATCCATGTGGAAACCATAGTTCCGCATCTGGTCGGTGTAATAGGTCGCGTTATAACGGTCATATCCGACCCACAGCGGATAGATTTCGTATTTTTCGACCAATTCCACGAACCAGTTAAAAACGTCGTTATAATCGATAAAATTAGCCCCGGACGGCGTAAGCAATCCGCGCTGTTCGTAAATCTTATAAGGCACCCCGTCCCGTTCCTGTGCCTCATCAATGCGCTCTCCGGGCAACCAAAACCGGGACAGCACGTATAATTCACCGTTCCGCTCAATTACCACGCACGCACTCGTTAAGTCGCGCGCCTGGGATAAGTCAACGCCCGCAACGCAATAACATCCGCGGAACTGTTCCGGCTCCAAATGGTCACCCATGCAGCCGTCAACGTCCTTTGTGGATAACCACGCCTGGGAACTGTTTTGTTTTATACAAGCGTACTTTGTGCAAAACTCCGCACGCTTGGAAAGTGACGTTTCCGCTACTGCCAGTTCTTCTAGCAGATAATCAGCAGAAACCGAAACGCCCATGTTCGGGTTGCTTTTCCGCAACTCGTTTATGTCATTCCATTTGTCCGGGTCATCGATGGTATACAGGAACGGCAGCAACTTTGTTTCCCGGGAATCGCCCATTAAAAAACGGGTTGCCCTTTTAAACAACTCGTCATATATGCTGTCATTCTGATAACCGGAAGTTGTACACGAAAGAAGCAACCCCGGGTTGTTCCCCATCTCGCGCGCACCCATGCCGGATTTCATGACCTCGTACTGTTTAAGCCCGTTATCCCCGGACCAACTTGCAACCTCATCGCAAACGGTCAGAGACGGATTAAAGCCGTCCGACTTTTTCGCACTAAACGCAATCTTTTTAACTGTGCTGTTCGTAGCCGGTAACGCCAGATCAGAAACGCGCTTTCTAGGTAGTTCGGAATCATCGACCCGCGCGTGTCTTTCCTCCCGGAGCGCGGTTATCTCGTCCCGCTTTTCTTGCCATTCTGGGTCAAGCGTGGTCATCTGCCACACGTTGTTATATATTATGTCGGCCTGGTCTAGCTTTGGCGCAACGCAATAAACTTTCGCACCGTATCCACCTTCAATAAGCCACACATAACGCGCAATGGCAGACGATACAAGCGACTTCCCGTTTTTACGGCCGATAATAAGCACGACTTCCCGGAACTGTCTTTTACCGTCAGAATCAACTATGCCGAATATGCAGCTGATAAATGCTTTCTGCCACAATTCTAACTTTAACGGTCCGGGCGCAAGCGGCCCTTCCGTGTGGAAACAATGCGTTTCTATCCAATCCACGGCAGCGTTTGCTTTCCGTTGGTCGAAATAAAACCGTTTCGCCTCCAGGCCGTCAATGATGTACTGGTAAAGTAACGAGATCCACCGCGAAACGCAAACCGCCCCGCTTTTAATCTGCTGAAAATATGCTAAAACGTAATTATCCGCGTTCATTCGTCTCCATTCCGCCCCTTCCGCGGGCATTCGGGGTAAATCATGCC